CAGCCCGGCCGCTGGGTGATCAGATTCGGGTTGGCCTCAAGGGCCGCGAGCTGTTCCCCGTACCCCGGGCGGTAGCCGGCGAAGGGATCAGACCGCTCCCGCGCGTCACCTGCAAGCTTCATGCCGTAGAGGCCAGAGAGGATGTCGAACCCGCTGCGCAGGCCCTGGCCGCTGAGCAGGCTTCCCCAGTTGAAGGCGCTCGATGCTGCCGGTGCAGCCGCTGTCGCAGTCCCCAGGCCGGTGGTGGCGAGGGAGGTTGCGGGGGCAGCCGCTGCCGTAAGGCCCGGACCGACAGCCGTGCTGGCAGCCGCCGGCGCCGCCGTGCTGCCGAGCGCGCCGAGTTGCGTCGTCACATCCGCGGCCTGGGGGAGGACGGGGAAGGTCTGCGTCCCGCTCGCTGCTGGCGCGGAGGCTGCGGCTGCGCCCGGCGCTGCGGCCCAAATGTTTGCCCCCGTCACTGCACCGGCGGCGAGGGCCGCCAGCCTGAACCGATCGTCATTCGTCCCAGTGAAGCGGGCGGAGTCGGCAATCGGCTGGCCATCAGGGCCGACAATCCAGTTGCCTGCCAGCTCCCGCGAGGGGTCATTCGCACTCATCCAGCGGTAGCCACGCGCTTGGAACTCCGGCAGGGCGGCCTCGAGGTCAAACGCCTCCTGATTCTGGTTTGGGTCGTAGGAGTAGAACGACTCCATCCCCGGCACGTTGCCCCAGGCAATGTTCTTCGGCATCCCCGCATTTGGGTTCTGCATACTCGGGTCATTCGGATTGAAGCCGAGGGCTGCCTGCGGGTCAAACTCCGCGGCGTAAGGCGCCATCGCCGCAATCCGTTCATATAGACTTGCCATGAAACCTCCTACGTTGGCGCGACTACCGCCGTGATGAGACCGTTAACGATGGTGAGAGAGCCGGCGGTCCCCCCACCTGTGACTGGGGCTAGCGGCACCGTGGTGCTGACGCCGCGGGTGAAGGCGCTCGAGATCTCGCGGAAGTAGTCGAACCAGTCGGGATCGACAACCGGCTCGCCCTGCTCGAGCACGAAGGGCCAGCGGTTGTGCGGTGGGCTTCGAAATGTGGCCATCAGAGTGTCCCAGGTAGGAGGTCCAGCTCGACCGCCACAAGGCGGCAGGGCGTAGCGCTCGAGTGGCGGAAGTGGAAGGCTCGCTTGTAGAACGAACCGCACTCGTCGAGGCGCGGACGCTGCTCCGACAGGTCGAACTCTCGCCAGGAGGACCAGCGGTCCGGGTGCTGGTTGTCGTCGTTGATCCGGAGGCGGAGAATACTCCCCTCCTCCTGATCCGCGACGACGTACATCTTGGAGAGGTACTTCGTCAGCCGCACGTTGGCATCGAACTCCGGCGGGAAGATGTCCATGTCGAAGGAGGCGCCGGCGTCGGTCGCGAGGCCGAGTTCCATCAAGTACACTTTGCCGTCGGACTCGTGCTGGAGGCGAGGGCCGAAGAAGGAAAGGGAGGCGGAGACGAAGGGGAAGTAGGTTTCCCCCAGGGCGCTCCAGTAGGACCAGAACTTGCTCGTCACGTCGTAGACCAGCGAGACGCGATCGCCGTCCGCACGCTGGACGTTCAAGACATAGAACGTGTGGCCGGAGACGGCTAGGCTGAACGCGCGGTAGGGGAGGTAGGTCTCGAGCACTCGAGCCACCGCCGGTGTGGCGATCTCCGTCGGCCGGGCCTGGACGAGGGCCCAGACGCTGCGCTTGCCCAGCGCAGTAACACTAGCCCAGATCACCAAGCCATCGACGAACTGGACTGTCGGGCCGGCATAGCAACCGATGTCGAGGCGCAAGCCCTCCACGCGCTCCAGCGGCGACCCTGGGGAGTTCCCCGCATCGCGGAAGAACTCGGTGGTCGTCGACTTAAACGCGATGATGTAGGACATCTGCTTGGCGATGCACATCGCGTAATCCTGCTCGGCATAGGCATAGATACTGTTGAGCGGGTTCCACGAGCGGGGCTCGTCGATGTCAGACCCCGCGATCTCGGCGCGATACGTCAGGAGGTAGGCGGACTTGTTCAGATCCGCTACGCCGCCGGCTAGGGTGCGGTAGGTCAGCCCGCCTGAGGTCGTCGGCGGAGTGAAGACGTCGGCACGAGAGGGGGGACCGCCGAGGGAGAAGTCGAGGGCCACGGCGCCGGAGGTCGCCGTCGCCGCCTGACTCATCGTGAACTGCGTTGCGCTGTCAATGCTGTCAATCTGCGTGTCGGCAGGGATGCCGGCGCCTGTGACCACAGTGTACTCAGTGAGCGTGGCGGTCGAGGCAGTGGTGACGACTGGGGAGCCTAGGGTGGTAGCGCAAGTGATCGCCGGGTAGGTCGTGTCCCGGAAGTGCAGGAGGGCCAGCCCGTCTGTCGTGTTGTAGGTGTGGACAGCGTACAGGCTGTTGATGACGATCGTGGTAGTCTCGGCGCCAGTCGAAACCTCCTCGAAGTAGTAGGTCCGCGTCGAGCTGCCTGCCGCGACAGTGGCGAGCGTGCCGACGAGGAGGCCCTCGGTATAGAGTCTGTGGGCAACACCACCCTCGATCGGGACTTCCCAGATGGTCAGGTTGCCTGTGGAGTCCGACTTGAAGGAGCCGAGGCCTGCCCAAGCCGCCCCGATGTTGAGGGCGACCCCAAAGCCAGGCCGCTTGACCACGCGGACCTGGCCGTCCTCCCCGATCTCGACGTAGCCGTTCACGAGCCTCGAGTCCACATCCGGGCTGCCCGCTCGCTGGTTGACTAAGCCAATCAGCGGAAGGCGGGGCGGAAGGGAAACTTCCTTTGGTTGTTCGCGCGTATAATCCGGCATTATTCCGCCCCCAAAATTAACTCTTAATCCAATGGATCACAGCTTCGAGCTTGACCGTAGCAACAAAGCCGATGGCACCCAGGACCAGCCACGCACCACGCCTGACGGTCTTTCCGATGCTCTGATCCAGGTGGGAGGACCAGACGCCCATCAGGTGGGCGACTGTCGCTTCGTCCCCTAGACGGGCCACCAGCTTGTCTACCATGTGATCAGCAATCGCCTCGGCATCCTTATCCGTGACTCGGCGGTCGAGTAGCAGCTGCTCTTCAGTCATCGTGTGAACCTCGAGCGGTTGCCGCCCATTTGAATTGAGGGGGCGAACTGAACCGAGGCGTCCTCGACATCCCAGTCCTCGAGAAGGCGGCGGTACTCCCGCGCCTTCCGCTCGCAACGGTCCATGATGACGGCGGGCTGGCCGGTGGCGAGATCGTCCGCCAGGCCCCAGCGAAGGGCCATGTACCACTCAACGGGGAAGGCGATGCTCTCATCGAGGTTGGATGGCGCGACCGCCTGCTGCTGGATTAGCAGCTCGACCGAGCCACCGGAAGCCGTGGCGCTGTCCGGCACTGGCCACAAGTGGACGATGAGGTTGCTCTGCTGCTTGTCCACCAGATAACTGTTGATGGCGCCAGTCGTGGTGAGGTTGCCGAGAGCGTAGTAGTCTCGCAGGGCCAGCGGGTTAAGGGGCCGCCTGTTGCCGTCGGTCGTGACGTACCAGGCTTCGGGAGCCCGCAAGGGTTTCGTCGGGATGAACGCGCCGGAGGGGCCAAGGGTATACGCAGCGGTGCCGGCAGTGAGCGTCACCTCGAGGATTGAGTTGAGCCAGAGCTTGAGTCCCTGGGTCTGGTAGGTGTTGATCAGGTCCGCTAGGCGTCCCAGGGCTTCCGAGAGGACCTCCGCAGAGGGATCGGCGCCGGCCTGGAGGCGCCCAGCGTCCTTCAACGCAAGGCGGATGATCCGCCCAGGCGTGTGAAAGAAGCTGGGCAACGCCATGATTAGCGCTCCTGGGCCACGAAGATGTAGTCGACGGACATGGTCTTGGCTGCGGCGGCACCGTTCACCAGGCCGAACGTGACAGTCAGCTCTGTGTCGGGCAGGTACGTCGTCAGGGTCGTGGTCAGATCGACCTGCTCGACCTTCACGTCGTCCTTGAACACATGGACGTACCGCTTGCCGTCGAAGTAGAACGCCAGCGTCATGTACGTCGCGGCGGCGGCCGAGGTTGTGACGGCCGTGCTGGTAAGCTGGCCAGTCGTCGCGTCCTTCTGGACGTAGAAGTCGATGTTCGTGTCGCCGTCATCTTTCTGAAAGAAGATGCCGTCGGTCACGCCATCGCCAGCGGCTGCGATCGAGGTCGTGTCCGTGATGGCGAGGCCCATGATCCAGTCGCACTCGGCCGCGTCGCTGACCTTGAAGCGGGCCTTGAAGAAGAGCTTCTTGCCGGCGGTCGGAAGGAAGGATTCGCCGATCTTCTGGAAGAGGTCAGAGTCGTTATCCGCCGCGTCGTTGGTGATAAGGAGGACGCCGCCGTCCTCATCAGTGATGGCCTCGCTCGCGGACCCGCCACCAGCTTCGACGGTCGTGATGGTATACTTCGCGGCGGCCGAAGTGTCGGTCACCCACTGGTCGAAATCGTCGAAGAAGACGTGCCAGGCTGTCGGGTCGGGGAGGCCAAAGGCAGCCAG